GATCAATAATACTATTCTTAATATTGTCTTTATCCTGATCTGTTATAATTTGTCCTGCAACAGGATTTAATGAAATAAATACCTTACCATATATAGGAGGATCGTTTTTCTCTCCTCCCCAAACTGCCACTGATTGTATGTTAGAGTTACTTTGTAATATTAATGATTTGTAATCTGATTCTGTAACTGCTCTATCTCTTGTAGCATTTAATCTTGGTGCGTTAAATCTAATCTCATCTACTGTTTCTTGTATGTTGCCACCCGATGCTGGACTTGATGTTGTAACAGAAACCGTCTCGCCTGATTGTGATACAATTCCTGCTACATTAAATGTGCTTGCACCATTAGGCGTAGTGCCGGAACTTGCAATATAATCTAATGAAACGACATTATCTACATCAAGTTTTTGTCCTATTACGCCGTCTCCAAATCTTACTTGTGTTAAACCATCTATTCCTTCTTCTATCCAAAATACTCTGGAATCTTTTTTAACATCTAGTATTGTTGTAGATTTGTTCCAAGTAGTTAGTGAAGTGTCCCCTAAAGATGTTTGTACTCTTGCTCGTATTGTCGATGCATCTACACTTTTATTAGGAATAATATAAGGGCCTTGAGGATTTGCTGTCTCTACTGTAAATCGATTTGATGTTCTTACACCTTCTTTTAGTATTAAATCTGAAAATACAAATACCGTTACGCCATCTATTACTTGAGCAGAAGCTGTTACACTTTCTAAAGGATAAAATTGATATGATCCGCCACCATTGGCAGATGTAAATGCAGTATCTCTAGTTAGTTCTAAAGTCGTATCTGTAAAAGATGTAGGAGGGGTAACTGTAATTGTTACTGTAGCACTTGCACCTAGATATGATCTCGGGGTATATCCTAATGCCTTTGCAATGGATACTACAGATTCTCTTTTTACCGCAGTATCAATAAAATTTTCATTTGAAATCATGTGTGCTAACATACCGTTGTAATGTGTATTGTATGCTAACAAATCTATAAGTGTTGCTAAGCCCGAACCCTCAAAATTGTAATCTGAAAATTCACTCTGTGATTTTAGAAAAGATTTTAAATTAACTTTTATATCTTCAAAATCTAACTCTGTTAAATTTAATTGTGCCATTATCGTATTCTCTCTAGTTTGACTTCTAATTCTTGTGGCTCGTTAATACCTATAACATAAAAATTAATTGTTACACCATATTTGTTTCCATCAATATCTGGTTCTACATCTATACTATTAATTTTTGCTCGTCTTTCAAAGTTTTTTAATAATGTTTCTATTGTTACTTTAATTCTATCTGATGTAAACATATTAGCGTTTTCAAATAACAAACCAGCTAAAGCAGAGCCTAAGTCTGGTTGAAAAGGTCTTTCCATAAGATCAGTTAATATTAAATTTTTCATAGACTGTTTAACAGCATTAACATCTAGCTTTTTATTAATATCACCTGTTATAGCATTTTTACCGAAGGCTAGATCGAAATCCTTATATAGTCTAGTTATTTTTTGTCTTTGTACGGCCATATTAGTATTTATACTTAAAAGTCAAAGGTTGGTAACTCTATATCTAAAAAATCATCAGCTTGTTTTTTACTTACAACCGAAGTATCTACTCTAACACCATCTAAGTTGAAAGTATTTGTATTTGGTAATGCGCCTTTTCTAATTAGTGCTACAGGATCGATGTCTGGAAATGATGTTGGTATACCTTTTACTTCTACATTAACTCCCTGCATATCTACATTAGGTACTAGTTTACATATTTGATCTATATCCATTGCACCACTTCTTAAAAGAGATGCCAAATTATCTATATCAACATCTGTGCCTTTATACTTATTTTTCATTGACCGCAGTTTGCTTGCTATCTTAGGAGCTTGTAATATCCCTAATGTTGTCAGTGCTGCTAATTCTTTAAACTGATCTTGTAATGGTAGTTGATCAAAGGGTAAGTCTGGCAGGTTGATTGAGGGTATGGCATCATTTAATTTATCCATAACACCTTGAGCTGCTGCCTCTGCCTTCTCTGCTATATTACCTAACTCCCCTATTGGTGAATTCATAACTGCAGCATCAAATTTTTCGTTTAAAGCATCTACTTGATCTGCCGCTCCCTTCATTGCTTCTGATAATCCGCAACTCATTTTGTTCTCCTATTATGTTCCTGATGTTGGTGATTGTGTATCAACTGATTTATCTCCGTCTGGGTTGGTACCACCTGTTTGTCCATGTGTATGTGTATGTAATGTCACATTGTTAGATGTAATATTTCCTGCAGGTCCGTCTATAGACATACTTGGTGAATCAATAGTCATTGAAACATCTGCATCCATATCTAAACTTGCAAATGTTTTTATTGTTTGATCTCCCTGTGATGCCAATGTACTTGTTCCACCTGCTCCTAATGATAAGTTGCCACCTACTTGCACATTACTATGACTTCCTATCTGATTAAATCTAGATCCGGACACCACTGTATTATGCGTTGCAGCAAATGTTTCTGTTACACTACCACCTACTTTCTCACTCTTAGATTTAGCAACAGTTTCTTCTTGTTTTCCTACTACTGTTTGCGTATCGTCTAAGGCTACACGGACAGTTCTATTTCCTTTTATAGATGTGTTTTCATCTGTTATAACAGACTTAATATCATTACCATTAATTTTTGTAACTCTATCACCTAATACTGATAAGAAGTAATCACCTTCTACTTCTTCATATTTGTTTCCTGTTACTAACATTTTAGCATCACCAATTATAGTTACATTACATGCGCCCCTTATAAGAACATTTTTATCTTTTGCTACAATCTCATAATCAGAGCCTTTAATTTTATTTACTCTTGTTCCGTCTGCTTGTATTTCCTCATAATTGCCTATAGGATGATAGAAAGCATATCTTTCATTTCCTCCTGTGTTATCAATTTCTGTAGTAAAACCTGATTCTGTTTCTCTAACTTGATTATAAGGATACATGGAAGTATATGTTCCTGGTTCTTTAGGAACCCCTGTGCCTCCTGATTTTAGATCTGATAATGCGTCCCAATATTTTGGAGTAAACTCTTCCATTTCAAATGTCGTATAAGGACCCTTGCCTCTAGCATATGGTTCTTCCCATTTTTTACCTTCATAATCTATTCCTTCTTTATCATCTAATATTTGATCTGTTTCTACTGAAGGTGCTGCCGCTGTTCTTATATCTATTTCTCTTTCTGCTCTTTTTGTTTGTAGTGTGTAATGTGTTTCCGCTGCTGCGTCTCTGGCAAGTCTAGATATATCAGGTTCTCCTGCACCAGCTAATCCTGTAGGAGCCGGTTCATCAAAACCTCCTCTAGGATATTGTTTATTAGGATCTCGAAACCCTTCGTCTACAAATATGTCTTCATTCTTTTTTGCTGGTAGCCCTGATATAGAACCTAATATAATAGGCATTTGTGCTTCATCTCCATCAGAGAAAAATCCTATTACTGTTGAACCAGGTAATAGATTGGGGTTCTCCATAATTCCAGATGTACTTGCATTTGTAGGATCGTTTACAACAGGGGCATAAGGCAAATCCTTAGTTGGTAGAATCTCTTTATCTGGAGTATGATACCCCATAATTCTAACTCTATATCTTCCTGTCTTTGTAATGTCTGCTCTTGATTCTACAACACCTACCCACCAAACAAAATCTGGGACATTTAATCTATCATAATTTTTTAACTTAGTCATCTCTTGTCTCCACTTCGCCCATTGATTCTGGTACGCCGTTCTTCATAATTTCCATTTTCATAACATGTGCTACTGTATCTATTTTATGTCTTATTGCTGTAATTATATATTTTCCTGATAATTGTCTGTCGTATATATCATCGAAACTTAAATCTGCTGTTTTAGATCTAGGTGATGGATATTGTATGTAAATCATATTACCACATTCTATATCTGTTCTTCCAGGTACATCTATTTCAAACTGATAATCTTTAAAAGAATTAAAATAATTATCTCTATATAAACTTGATCCTATAATATTTTCATTATCAGAATTGCCTGTTTTAGAGCCTGGTATGTTTGCTGTTTGTGTCATATTGTTTACACTATTTAATAACTTTAGTGTTGTCATTGAGTAAGGATTTCTTTTTATTCCTTGAGGTACAGGGACTCCTTCATCTGTATGAATAAATTTTCCAAAATCTTTTCTAACATCAATCTCAGCTTCTAAAGTTTCTTTTGTAAATATATCATATGCTCTTACGCCTTGTGCATAGTATCCTGAGTCTTGTCCATCTATAATGTCTATAGTTCTAGGTATTTTCATTGCGTCAATTTTACACCAAGGCAATGGCAAAGGTGTGCCTATAAAACTATCCCCTGAACTTCTATGTTTTACCTTTAAAGATGAAGGAGAATAAACATATTCTTCAAACACATTGTCCTTACCTTCTTTAATTAATGCTTGTAACGAAGTAAAATAAAAGCGTTTGTTGGATTCATAGAATATAAAATCTGCTCCTCCATGTTTATTGCCTCTAATATATTTAGACATAAAATCGAAAGTTTGTACGGGTGTCCAGTTGTTGGCGATAAAACTTATATTAGAAATATGAGGAACATCTCCTATGAGAATACCTGTAGGGTCTGTTCCTTCCATTGGGCGTCTTGCTTCTACTATAAAATCATCGTATATGTCTTTTATAATGTCTTCAGTATTGCCTTTATATCTTTTAGATAGTGTATGTGTTTGATCTGACATCATTTCTACAGAACAAAAGTTTAGTATGTATAATTGTTCCCTATCATTATTTAAAGATCTGTTTTTGATAGAATATATTTGAAATGATTTATCTATAATATTCTCTGGATGGTCCTCGAAAGTATTAGTTCTTAATTTTATTGTTATTAACTCACCACCCATTATAGGAGCATTTGTTATAAAGTTAGTTGCATCTTTAAGAGCAATGTTTCCTGTCAAAAACTTATTCCATATATCTTCATATATGTTTATTTCTGCGAACATTCCTTCGTCTTTAAGATTGTAGTCTGTGCCATCGTGTGCCGTAATAAACAGTTCGTCTATTGTTACATCACCGGGCTTTATTAAAACTTCCTCGGCCATAATATTATTTCACCAATTTTTTATACTGTGTTACGATGTCCTTTAAAAACTGTTTATTCAATAATGTAATTTGTCTTTTATTGTCGTTTATT